CTGCTCCCCCATCAGATCGAAGACGCGCAGTTTCTCGCTGCGCGTCACTTCGCCGGCAACTTCTCCGGCATGGGCAGCGGCAAGACTTTGTCCGCCCTCGAAGCCTTCCGCCTCGTCCGAGAGCTGGTGACCGATCAGGTCATTATTATAGGCCCGCCGATCTCGCTGCGCATGTGGCAGGCAGAGTTCGAGGAGTTCTTCCCCGGCGACACCGCCCAGCTCGTGAAGACGGGCAAGACCAAGATCGACGGATCGGCGACGGCCCTGATCATGTCGTATGAGATCGCCACCAAGCGCGCGGTCGAGCTGTCGCGTCTCAAGGCCCGAGCCCTAATCATGGACGAGGCCCACGCCTGCAAAAGCGTCAAGGCCAAGCGCACAAAAGCCATCCTCGGCAGCGGCGGCCTCGCAGGCAGCGTCGACCACACATGGTTCCTGACGGGGACGCCTGTCACGCGCTGGAACGACGACCTCTACCCATTCCTATGCCGCGCCGACATCGGCGGTATGAGAGAGCGCTGCGGCGGTGACAGCACCGATCGATTTAACCTGCGATACACTGTCGTCCAGTCGCGCAAGTTCCCCGGCGCTCGCTACCCCACGAAAATGACGGTCGGATCGCGCAACACCGACGAGCTGCACAGCTGGATATTCGGCGACAACATCAAGGAGCTATTCTACGGCCCTACAGCAAGCGAGCTCGCCGTCCGCCGCGAGCTGGCCGACGTCTGGGCCGCTATGCCTCCGCTGACGACGAACCGCTTGCAGATCGGCCTCGACATGGACGACGAGCTGCGCGACATCCTCGCTGGTTTTAAAACCGTCAAGCAGATCGAGCAGGCCGTCGCCAGCAACGACGAGCACATCGCCACTGCGCGCCGCAAGATTGGTGAGGGCAAGGTTCTGTCCGCTGCCGCTGAGATCCGCGATCGCATCGATATAGGGCAGGGTCCGATACTGGTCGGCGCATGGCACCGCTCCGTGATCGACGCCCTCGCCGGCGATCTGTCTGACCTACGGGTCGGCGTCCTCGATGGCAGGACGTCGGCAAACGAGAAGGGCCGCCTGCAGGATGCCTTCAACGCCAAGGAGCTGGACGTCCTGATCGGCCAGATCGCAGCGATGGGAGTCAGCCTCAACCTGCAGCACGGCGGTAATCGGATCATCGTCGTCGAGGAGGACTGGTCGCCGGCAGTGATGGATCAGTTCTATGCTCGCCTGCACCGCATTGGTCAGACCGAGCACGTCCACATCGACATTCTTGAGAGCGACGATAAACTATCACAGGCGGTGCGCCGCATCAGCAACGCAAAGCGCGGCGCGCACGCCGCTGCAATGGGAGACAAACGATGAAGAAGAAGGGCCAGACGAGTGTAGACCTGATTGATTTCTATGTTGGGATCACGGGGTTGTCTGATCGGGCATGTGCGCTGTACGACAACCACGACGAGGCGGACATTTTGTTGATGCTGCACGATCTCGGGGAGGCTATGGACGACCTCGCCGACTATCATATCAGCCGCTGGGGAACGCGGGAGGATCTCGAAGACCGGGATATTACTTTCCAATGAGCCGGGCCCTGATCCTGCTGGCCGCCGCAGCCATGATGTTTTCGTCGTTGTGGCTTCTCGACTACAAGTGGGGCGCCGAGGCCCTCGAGTATCAGGAATGCGGCGGGCGCTACTGCGAACCATTTGACCCCCCGTCCGCATCCGCGTATAAGAGATGACAGAGGAGACCAACATGAAAAATCTGATTATGCAGGGCCGTGCTGCTATTGAGGCGCGCCACGACTGGGGCTTTAAGCGCACCGAGTTCCTGAACAGCTCGGAGGCAGGCGACTGTATCCGCAAGATCTGGTATGGCAAACATACGCCGGAGGCAGCAGCCGAGCAGGACTGGGGTTTCGCACGTCGCGGCTCCCACGGCGAGAGCTACGTCACCGACAGCCTCGCTGCCAACAACAGCGTCAGCCTCGACATGATTGGCGACAATCAGCGCAGCTTGCAGGACACGAAGCGTCGCCTCTCAGCTACGCCGGACGGTGTCATCAAGGTCGACGACGGTGACTGGGAAGGTCTGGAGATCAAGACCATCGACCCTCGCACCAACCTGCGGAACCTGCCGAAGGTCAACCACCTGATCCAATTCAAGATCGCGATGGCTTTGATCAATCAGGAGACCGGCTACACCGTGACGCAGGGGCGCCTCCTCTACATGGACGCCTCGAACTTCAATGCCATCCAAGAATTTAAGATCGGCGCCGACAACTCGATACTAGACAGCTACGCAAAGAAGGCGAAGCGCGTATTCACCGCGCCGTCAGCGGACGGTTTAGATCGCGAAGGCAAGCGCGACGGCGGATGTAAGTTTTGCTCCTTCACCGAGGTCTGCGGGGTAAGCGGAGTTTCCGCGCCGCGCAAGCGGGTAGCAGGCGGGGCTTCAGGCAGCGCCGTCCGCTACGTCACGATCAAGGATCAGATCGACACGCTGAAAGCGGAGCAGGACAGCTTGAAGGAAGATCTGAAGGGCGAGCTGGCTTTACGTGGCACAGACAAAATGACTGCCGGTGAGATTGAGATATCGATCACCCAGTCAAAGGGACGCGCCAGCCTTAATCGCAAGGCTGTCGCTGCAGCGGGGATAGATTTATCCCCATATGAAACGGTCGGTGCTCCCTCTGAGCGCCTTACCGTCCAGCGTCTTGCTGGGGTAACCAACGTGAAAGGTAAAATGTAATGACTAGTGATTTGATGGCTTTTGTATCTGGCAACGAACTGCCAGTCCTATCCGACGCCGCACTTGCCGATGCTATTAAGGCGGCGCAGGCAGCTAAGGGTGAGGCCCCCCGTGACACGACGTTCACGCAGTACCTGTCGTTCTCAGGAAAGACGGGCGCCTACGCCCTCGGCAAGGACCGCGACGACGTGGACCCGGAGGCGCTTTTTCTGGTCGAGCCGATGACGTTCACGGACGGCTGGATCTGCTGGAAATCCAGCAAGCCGGTTGAGCGGATCGAGTGGAACTACATCGATCAAGGTCGCGCCGTGTCTGAAAGCGACCTGCAGGATCATGGTCCGTACAACTCGGCGATGGGTGAGGGTTGGGCTAGCCTGCTTGGTTTTGGTTGCGTCTCTCTGGACAAGGAGATGACGCAGATCAAGTTCAGCTCCAACGCAAGGAGCGCCAAAAACTCGATCGCCGATCTTTATAATGAGATCAAGGATCGAGCCGCCCGTGGCGAGGCACAGATACCTGTGATCCATCTCGACAAGGAGCAGTTTGAAGCGCAAGGCGTCAAGAACTGGAAGCCTAAATTTGTCGTCGAAGTTTGGGTGACGCGGGAAACCGCCGGGGCTTACGCCAATGGCGGCATTACGCTTGACGATTTAGTTTCCGGCGTGACTGTTAAAAAAGTCGCGAAGAAGTAAGGAGAGGCCCCCGGAGTTAACAGCTCCGGGGGACACCCCCATGAATTTAATCACCACACGCCAAGACCTCGCCGACTATCTCGATCTCGTCAACGACGGGATGTGCGCGCTCGACTTCGAGACGACGTCGTTGCGCCCCGAGGATGGAAAGGTCCGCCTTGTCTCTCTGTACAACGGACAGCATGGCGCGCTGGTAGACTTTGACCCCATCCCCGGCGGCTTCCGCGCCTGCGCCTCGATGTTCGAGAAGGGTGAGTGGATCGTATTCAACTCGGGCTTTGAGCTGCGCTGGTTTATAGACGCCGGATCGCCCGATGTTGTCTGCCGCGACATCGCCTACCTTCGCTGCGCGATACTGGGCGGGGGGCGCTACCGCCTCAAGCAGCTCATCGCGTGGGATCTTGGTCGCGAGATGGATAAGACCGAGCAGGCCAGCAACTGGGCAGACCCGGACCTGACGGCCAGCCAGCTCGAGTACGCATACAACGACGCAGTCGAGACGTGGGAGCTGTTCACCCACTGGCGCAATAAATCAGATGCCGGCCACCTCCGCGCGTGGCAGATGTTTGACGACATGGTCCCCGCTATA